GAACACTAAGAACATCAACACAGTTGGTGGTTCTAAAGAGTCAGAGCGCATGAGCAAAGACGGCAAAGGACACGGTGCTGAGAAATCAGGTGCTGGTGAAGGTGCCGCTGATGCTACTAGCGTTATTGGCAGTAAGTAATCGGAGCCCGATAGGTGAGAAACAGTCTTATTGAAACACTGAGTTTTGACCAAGCTCAACTGACACTCGAAGAAAGTGCTGGTGAGGGTGATAAAAAATCTCTGTATCTAAGCGGTATTTGTATCCAAGGTGATATTAAGAACGCTAACCAGAGAGTTTACCCCATCTCCGAAATTGCTCGTGCTGTCAAAACACTTAACGAGCAGGTTGAGGGAGGATACTCTGTGTTAGGAGAGGTGGATCACCCTGCGGATTTACGCATTAATTTGGACCGTGTCAGTCACATGATTACTAAGATGTGGATGGACGGTCCAAACGGCTACGGAAAAATGAAAATTCTACCAACGCCCATGGGACAGTTAGTACAAACCATGTTGCAAAGTGGAGTTAAATTAGGCGTCTCCAGCAGGGGCTCCGGTAACGTTGCTGAAGATGGATCCGGTAAAGTTTCGGATTTTGAAATTATTACAGTAGATGTTGTTGCGCAACCAAGCGCACCAGGCGCATATCCAACACCAGTATATGAACATCTAATGAACACATTAGGCGGTGACAAGGCATTTAGAATGGCAAAAGAAGTCCAAGGCGACCCAAAGGCACAGAAATACTTAGCAGAAAGCCTGGTTAATATAATCAGGGGACTTAAATGATCTGTAGGAGAATCACATGATAGATATCGTTAAGCAACTATTTGAAAATGATGTGATTTCCGAGGAAATGAAATCGGAAATTGAATCTGCTTGGCAAAGCAAGATTCAAGAAAACCGTGACCAAGTCACCGCAGAACTTCGTGAAGAATTTGCTCAAAAGTATGAGCATGACAAGTCTACTATGGTTGAAGCAGTAGATAAGATGGTAAGTGATCGACTAGCAACTGAGCTATCAGAACTAGCAGAAGATCGCAATCAACTTATTGAAGCAAAAGCCAAGTATGCTAAAAAGATGGAAAAAGATACTAAGAAGATGGAAGGATTCGTCCTACAGAAACTAGCATCTGAACTATCTGAGCTACACGAAGATCGTAAAAACGTGGCGACAAATTTTGCTAAATTAGAAAGCTTCATCGTTGATGCGCTATCTAAAGAAATCGCAGAATTCCACGCTGACAAGAAAGACCTAGCAGAGACAAAAGTTAAACTTGTCCGTGAAAGCAAAGCAAAATTTGAGCAAGTCAAGTCGGACTTCATTGCTAAATCAGCAAAACTAGTCGAAGGAGTTGTTAAGTCAAAACTAAACAGCGAAATCGGCCAGTTGAAGGAAGATATTGAATCAGCACGTAGAAATGATTTCGGTCGCAGGATTTTTGAATCCTTCGCAAGCGAATACGCTTCAAGTCACCTCAACGAGAAATCTGAAACTGCAAAACTACTAAAACTAGTCAAGCAGAAAGAGGAAGAGTTGGCAGAAGCAAGCAAGAGCATCCAAGAGAAGGAAGCGATTGTAGAAAGCAAAGACCGTGAAATTCGTATTGCAAAAGATATGGCTTCACGTAAAGAAATTATGAGCGAACTTTTAAATCCGCTTACTGGAGAGAAAAGAACAGTAATGAGTGAGTTACTTGAAAGTGTACAAACTAGCAAGTTAACTTCAGCGTTTGAAAAGTACTTGCCAGCTGTGATGGCAGGCGATGCTCCTAAATCTAAGGCAACACTGGTAGAAGGCAAAGAAGTAACAGGCGATAAACCTCAGGCAAATACGAACAGCAGTGAGGACAAAACTGCTGCAATTTATGACATCCGCAAGCTCGCGGGACTTAAAGTTTAAGGAGAAAACATTATGTCAGAACTACTCGAGTCACGCTGGCAGGAAACCAAAGGCGCTCTACTAGAAGGCCTTCAAGGAACTCGCAAATCAGTAATGGACGTCACTCTTGAGAATACTCGCAAGTATCTTTCAGAGAGTGCGACATCTGGTGCTACTTCTGCCGGTAACGTTGCAACACTAAATCGTGTGATCCTACCTGTGATCAGACGTGTAATGCCAACAGTCATTGCTAATGAACTAGTTGGTGTACAACCAATGACAGGTCCAGTTGGTCAAATCCATACCCTACGTGTACGCTATGCTGACACTGCGGCTGGTGTGACTGCTGGTGAAGAGGCACTAAGCCCATTCAAGATTGCGTCTGCTTACTCAGGTAACGCAGGATCGCCTGCTGCAGCTGGTTCAACAGCTACACTAGAAGGTGATGCTGGAAACAGACTAAGCATTCAAATCTTGAAGCAAACTGTTGAAGCAAAGACCAGAAAGCTATCAGCTCGCTGGACTTTTGAAGCGGCTCAGGACGCTCAAGCTCAACAGGGCATCGACATTGAAGCAGAAATCATGGCTGCACTAGCACAAGAGATTACTGCTGAAATCGATCAAGAAGTGATTGGTTCTCTTCGCAACCTAGCTGGAACTGGTTCAGAAACTTATGACCAGTCTGCGGTTTCAGGTACTGCTACTTTCGTTGGTGACGAACATGCTGCACTAGCTGTTCTAATCAACAGACAAGCAAACCTAATCGCTCAGCGTACACGTCGTGGCGCTGGTAACTACGCTGTAGTTTCACCATTCGCGCTAACTATCCTTCAAAGTGCTACAACTTCTGCGTTCGCAAGAACAACAGAAGGCACATTCGAAGCTCCAACTAACACTAAGATGGTTGGTACTTTGAACAACGCTATGAAGGTATATGTTGACTCATACGCTGCCAATGACGCACCTGTACTAATTGGTTACAAAGGTTCAAGTGAGTCAGACGCACCTGCGTTCTACTGCCCATACATTCCATTGATGAGCAGTGGCGTTGTGCTTGATCCAGCAACTTTCGAGCCAGTAGTTAGCTTTATGACAAGATATG